TTGCGCGTATATCCCCGCACAACCTCTGGTTATCCCGGCGGTATTTCCTTGGTTTTACAGCCCTGAGTGCCTATTATTGGTCCATGACCGGACATCATGCGCGAATGACAAGAATTGTTCACGGGTACGACAACGATCCAGAGGTTCTGGAACGTGAACGTAAGCGTCTGGAGGCTGACGAGGAGTTCCGCCGACTGGCCGACCTGCCAGAACCTGAGTTCCTCTCCCGTCCCCAGAGGTTCAACGACCCCCGGGACAAGCTGCGAAGGACCCAGATGACGGCCCTCCCCTTCCGTCTGTCGCCTATGCAGTACAAATTTGCGTACGAGTTCATCGAAACAGGGGATGCGTATCAGGCTTACATGAATGCCGGGTACTCTGTCGGGGACAAGAAGCCCTTTCTTATTCGGGGGAAGGCGAAGGAACTGCTCCAGACACCGAAAGTAGCCGCATTCGTCAACTATATCAGGGACAAGACCATGGAGAAGCTGGTGGTTAAGGTAGAAGACATCATCGAAAAGTTCATGACGACCTACAATCAGGCCATGGACTCCGGGGATTTCACGAATGCTAACCGGGCATTAGAGAATCTTGGTAAACATCTGGGCATGTTTGTCGAACGGTCGCTTGTCGAACAGAAAATTACCATGTCGGCAGACGAACTGGACCGTGAGATTGCCCGATATCAGACCATCATTGATACTCATGTTGATAAATATAAGGTTGATCAGGTCCAGCATTAGGCCTAGGAGGGCATACCGGTACGGATTCGCGTAAGTGACTGATATTACTCAAATCTCCCCCGACGTGCAGTCCCGGGAAAGCTACCTAGCCCTGCTCCATGCCCGGGCAATGTTGTCGGCCCGGGACGATTTCGCCGCATATGTCCGTCTGATGGCCCCCACCATCGTCCCTGATTTCAAGTGGGGTCGTCATATCGACATAATCTGCCGGGAACTACAGCGTTGCGTAGACGAGGGTGGTCAGCGCATCATGATTTTCCTCCCTCCCCGGTCCTCCAAGTCCCTGATCAGCAGCCGTCTGTTCCCCTCGTGGTACATGGGCCGACAACCAGCCCATGAAATCCTGACTATCAGTCATAACGAACAGCTATCCTCGGACTTTGGCCGTTCAGTCCGTGATCTTGTCGCCCACCCTGTCTTCGAGGAGGTATTCGAGGGGGTCCGTCTCCGGAAGGATGCGAAGGCAGCCGGTAAATGGAAGACGAACAAGGGCGGATCGTACTTCGCAGCCGGTGTTAACTCCCAGATTGCGGGTCGGGGTGCACACGTAGCCATCATCGACGATGCGATGTCGGAGGCAGACGCATTCTCGGACGCCGGGAGGGCCTATATCAAGAACTGGTACCCGTCAGGTCTCCGCACCCGACTCATGCCCGGCGGGTCTATCGTCATCATCAACACCCGGTACCACGACGATGACCTCTGCGGGTGGCTCCTCCGTAACCAAGGGGCCGAGGACAACCCTGACACGACCCCGTGGAAGGTCATCAAGATTCCGGCATGGGTAGACGAGGAGTCGTCGGAACTTCTCGGCCTCCCTGTCGGCTCGTCGTACTTCCCCGAATGGAAGACTGACGAACTCCTCCGGCAGGACGAGGCTGAGATCAGGTCTAATAACGGGGCCAAGTACTGGCAGTCGCTGTACATGCAGAACCCGACCCCGGACGAGGGCGGTATCATCAAGATGGGCTATCTGTCCCCATGGACAGACCCTGAACCCCCGAACTGTGAGTTCATCCTCCAGACGATGGACACGGCTTTCTCGACCAAATCGACAGCCGACGAGTCAGTCCTCCAGACATGGGGCATCTTCCACCGGGCAACGACAGACTCAGCCGGGGTGGAGAGGGTTGTCGCCAACCTGATCCTCCTCGGGAACGAGCATGGCCGGTGGGAGTACCCGGAACTCAGATCGTTAGCACAGGCAGAGTACGACCACCACCGGCCCGACCTTGTGCTTATCGAGAAGAAGGCGTCCGGACAATCCTTGATCCAAGACCTGCGCCGGGCCGGTCTCCCGATCATGGAATACATGCCTGACCGGGACAAGGTAGCCCGGGTCAACGCATCCACCCCGTTCATGGAGTCAGGCCGAATCTGGATACCGGCAGGAAGAAACTGGGCCGACGATCTGCTGAACCAAGCACTCAGATTCCCCGGTGGTCGTCACGACGACATGGTGGACGCCATGACCATGGCAATCCTGTACGTCCGTGATTCGTGGCGGATAGAACACCCCGACGACCCTGAACTGGACGACGAACCAGTCCGCCGACAGAAGACCCGTGGTTCTTATTGGGTACTCCCCGGCAGACGCATATAATCGGGTGATTACCGCCCCAAGGAAACTGCCTGATGGCCGATGACGACATCCTTGCCCTAAATCAATTGATCCGTGATTACGGGACTGAGTATCAAGCGCCTGAACGTCTTCGTATGCCGATGAAAGAACGTCTGTATGCTAACTACACCCCGGCATCCAAAACTGAACAAGCCGAAATGCTATTATCGATGCTTCCCGGAATTGGGGAAGGACTAGATATTGCCCATATGACTAAGGACGTGCAGGAAGGAAACTACGGCCAAGCCGGATTGTCGGGCCTTGCAATGGCTCTACCGGGCATTGGAGCCGGTGTAATTAAAAAATTATATCACGGGTCACCGACTAGCGGCCAAATTCTTCCAGACCCAAATAAAGCAGTTGAAACTAAAAGTGCATCATTTTTAACAGATAACGAAGATGTTGCATATACTTTTACGCTTCCGCGTGAATACGGGGAACCAAAATTTTATGATGATTTTGGGAATGAAATTGAACCCGGCAGTGTAACAGAGATTTATACAGACATTAAGAATCCATTTACATTGAAAGGTGACGAGGCACAAAAATTTATTGACGACTCTTCATATCAACAAAAAGTAATCAATAAGGCAAAAGCCGAAGGATTCGATTCAGTAATAGCAGAAAATGTATACGAAGGGATTGGCGAACGATATAAAAACAATGTATACGCAGTTTTTAATAAAGAGCAGATGACATTAGATGCACCTAAACAAGCTATCTCCTCCGCAGACACATCTCTTCGTCAGGTACCTGCCCTCTTTAAGAAACAAGACATCGACTTTCCGGAGGGCGGTACAAATTTTGATATTGGTGGCGGAAGATTTGATGAAGGTACCAAGTATCTGGCAGATGAACGTGGTGTTGAAAACTTCGTCTACGATCCGTACAATCGTTCCCCGGAACATAATGCCGCTGTTATGGACAGGATGCGGACAGAAGCAGCCGACACAGCCACAGCCGCTAATGTTCTGAATGTGATTGCAGAGCCAGAAGCCCGGACTGATGTCATCCGACAGGCCATGACGAATATTAAGCCGGGTGGTATAGCGTATTTTCAAATTTACGAAGGAGCCGGTACAGGCGTAGGCAAGGTGACAAGCAAAGGATTTCAGAACAACAAAAAGACAGCCGACTACATTGGTGAAGTTGAAGAAATATTTGGACCTGACAACGTCCGCAGAAAAGGCAATGTTATTATCGCCACCAAACCAGTACAATACCGTCGTGGTGGCTCTGTCGTCAGTCGTGACCCCTACCGCCGTCAACCAAGGACTATCTGATGTCACTCATTGAAAACCAGAACATGCTCCCCCCGGGGGTAGAATTTGATGTCGATGGCGGCGAGTCGGCAATAGAGTTTGACTTTGGCGAGATGGGGGGTGTGGGCCTGTCCCCCGAGGACCAGATGTTCATCGACAGCCTGTCGGCAGACATGGAACTCGAAGTCGATGTCCCCATCCCCCACTTCGCCAACCTTGCCGAATACATCGGGGAGGATGAACTGGAGACTGTCGCCCGTCGTGTCATCGACGGCTTTGAGGCTGACCGGGAAAGCAGGGCGGACTGGGACGAGACGCTGACCCGTGGTCTGGACCTTCTCGGCCTCCGGTTCGAGGAAACAGGGACGGCATTCAGCGGATCGTGTGCGGCGACACACCCGCTGATCATCGAGTCGGCTGTCAAGTTCCAGTCGAAGGCATCTCAGGAACTTCTCCCGGCTGACGGTCCTGTCCGGACGCAGATCATCGGTGACCCAGATTCGAACATCGTCCAGCAGTCGAACCGTGTCCGCCGGTTTATGAACTACGAACTGACGGAGATGATGCCCGAGTATTTCGACGAGATGGAGCGGATGCTCTTCCATCTCCCGATTGTCGGCTCGGCGATCATGAAGATGTACTACGACGGGACCGTGGGCCGTCCTGTCGCCGAACACATCCCGATGGACCAGTTCTACGTCAACTACGCCGCCACGGACCTTCGACGGGCCGGGCGGTACACCCATGTCATCTACAAGTCGAAGGCTGACCTTCAGGCCGACATCAGGGCCGGAATGTACCGGGACGTTGCCGACCTCCCCGACCCTACCGGGCGGAAGGATTCGGAACTGGCCGGGAAGGTAGATGAAATTCTTGGTTTCTCAGACGGTGGTGAAGACCCGGAGTACACCCTGCTAGAACAGCATGTAATCCTGAAACTTGATGATGACGAGGCGGCACTCCCGTACATCATCACCGTCGAGGCTGATTCCCGGCAAGTCCTGTCGATCCGCCGAAACTACCGGGAAGACGACCCCGCCGCCGAGAAGATGATCCACTTCACCCACTACAAGTTCGTCCCCGGCTTCGGCTTCTACGGTCTCGGCCTGAT